TATAATCGGTAGAGCTAGCTGCCTGCAATACTGTAGGCAAAATATAAGTAGTGCCTGACAAATTAGTTGCAACAACACTCCAATAACCGCTCCAAGGGCTTAACAAGCTAACAGGAATAGTTATTGTGTCTATTTCAGTGTTGGTGATTGTGTCACTTACTGAATAGCTGTAAAACGTACTAGATGCATCGTCATAATTAGCATCTAAAGTTTTGCTTCGGTCGTTTTTAAATGCCGTCAAACCAATGGCAGCAAAAACAAACAAACCTATTAAAATATTCTTCATTTTATTAAGATTTATATACCAGTAATATCCGCATCTTTAATTGCGGCAAATGATTTCGCATGACGTACAGCAGCATCCCACCAGCTATTTACTACGATGGTAACTAAGGCGTTTTTAGAAGATGAATATGGATCAATAACCACATCTAAACCAGCCCATTGACCAATAAGCAATTCTGCAAAGTTTCCAAAAATCACTGAATGCAAATCTGTACCACCGCCTTTAGTTAAATTGTTTGGAACCTGTGTTGACACATAAGCCCTATACCCATTTAACAAATCAGTTCTAATACCTTGCTGACCTACAGGAGGCGCACCATCAGACCAAACAAATTGAGCCGTACCACTTGCTTTTTCAGTATTCTTTAAAAATCCTCTTACACCCGGAGTAGTAAGATAGGCTAAAGTACCAAAATCAGCGTTATCCGTAGCTAAAGCAGTTTCGAGGTCAATAATATGCTTATAAGTAAGCGGCCCACCATCAGTACCAATCGCTACTGAACCGATTCCAGCAGTATTTAAAATACCGTAAAATGGCTGCGTAGAATTGTCACCATTAATTAAAGCATAATCCAATGCCCTATTAATTGCTTCGCTCAAACGATTCCTTACAAAGTTCTCCACGTCAATAGACGATTGAACCAACAACTGTTTAGAAATATCAGTGAATGCACCCAAACGATTAGGCGACATACTGATTTTATCAAACGTTGGACTAGTTTCGTCGTTTGCAGAATTTTCAGTTTCCCAAACCGCCGTAGCAGCTGCATCATTTCTAGGAAAATCCAAATTACCGGTTAATCCAGTAAGTAAAGTGGCACCTGCCTGAATAACCGCTAATCTAGGGTCAAGGAAAGGAATTAAATCACCTAAAATAGTGGGTACTGTGTTACCACCACCAGGTGCGGAGCTTACAGTCATATCCCTCTTTTCACTCCTAACAAACATTTTAGGAACGTAAAGATTTCCGGATGCTGAAATTCCTGCCTGTTTAAATTCTCTTTCGGCTTCCTGGTGCATTTCAAGCTCCAAGCCGTCTAAGTTTTTGTTGTTGGCTACCAAATTAGCGGCTCTAAGAAAAGAGTAGTTTTTCTTAACTCTTTGCTCGTCGCTAACTTTGTTTTCGTTACCCCTAGCCGCAGGAGTAGCCATTCTTTTGGCTTCGGCTTCTAACATCAAATGATTTTCAATATCATTTTCAAGATTAGTGACCTCATTCCGAATGTTGGTTAATTTCGACCTTTGTTCATCGTTGGCGTTCGCCCCTAATGTTTCAATGGCAGAAATTAAAGATCGCATTTCTTCTATTTTAGCGGAACGCGACTGCTTTAATTCATCAGATTTTAACATACTAATATTTTTTTAAATTGTTCAAAAATTCAACAAACTCTGTGAAATTGCATTCCGCTTTTTCATTTTGCTGAATATGTCTTTCCATGCTTCGAGAAGCTACCGACGTGTTAGGGTTAGCCGGATAGGTTACCGGTGAAACATCATAAACTTTATTAATCTTTTTGATTGTTCTTTTGTACCTTCCTTCCATATATTCCCACATATCACCATCTTCTTTTAAATCAAAAGCAAATGAAGATTGATAAATGTCACCTCTTTTAATTAAAGTAACAACATCTTTAGCAGCCGATGTATCTGGAGGATTAATGGTATAGACTAATTTATCCCCATTTCTTTTAATCTTTAGTGTGTCATTTTTAACCCTACCTAAAACAATATTTTGGTCATGGTTAAATAAAGCGGCTGCCTCCGAAAAATCAGCTTCATCAAAAGCATGTTCGTCTATAACTTCGTCAAAACTACCCATATCATAGGGAAAATTTAATGAAGATGCTGTGCCTTGAATTTCATTATTATCAAGGCTCTTATATTCGATGTTAAAATATCTTGTTTCCATTGATTTATTATTTTGCAACTCCATTGCCATTGTTATCATTTGTTACCTCCTTACTATTCGATGCTAATGGCATACCAAACTTATCACCTCCTTCATACGGATTAAATCCTTCTAAGTTTCTAATTTCATTTGGTGCAATAGCCCGAATATTATAAAGTTTAGTGTAAAATTCTGCACGTGCCATAACGTCACCACGGTAAAGCTCGTCTAAATCTAATTTAACGTAATATTTTCCCCAATCCTTTTGAGGAAATAATTTCGTATTAAATTCGTTTTCAATTCTTTTAGTCCAAGCTCTTAAAGTGTATTGAACAAAGATTCTATTAAGAATTTCAATATTAGTAGCTGAAATATTGTTTTGACCTAATAAAAGAAACCCTGGAACACCGGTTAAATTAGAAATATCCTCAATAGTCAATTTTCTAGCATCAATATCGGCTGCATCTAGTTTAGAAGATACTGGTTTAAACTTAAAACCAGCCTGTAAAAAGGCAACACCTTGCTGATTGTTTGGCCCTGAATATTTATCTGCCCAACCTTTTTTAATTGCGTTTAGTTGATCCTCATTAAGAATCATATCGGTTTCTACGGTGCCAGAAAGATTAGTACCTTTAGCATAAACATCGTTTCCGTAGTCAATTTCATGTAAAGCCCTAGAAAAGGTAGTTTTACCAGCTTCTATCAAACTTTTACCCCAATAGCCATTATCGCTAAAGGATTTTATATGTAATACTTCGGACTGGGAATAAATTTCATTATTAGATTCTAGCTTATAATAAAATTCGCCATTAATCTTATACATTTCCCACGGTTCATCTACCAAACGTAAATCAATTACATTTCCTGCCTGATTTCTATTTGGAATAATAAGAACATTCCCTGACTTTGTAGTCATTGAACCATTTACCGCTTGTCTTACAATAGCTTCGCGAAAACTAAACGTGTCGTATTTATTTGACGGTCGATATTTTATTAAGCTATACATTGGATGGTTAACAGCCTCAACTACATTTCCATCCGGTTTAGTTTCGTAAATTGAAAAGGGTAAACTTGCTATTTGTTCCGATAAAATAGATAAAGCGCGAAAATAAGCAGGTATCGATAAAGAAGTTTCGTGCGATACTCTCCTTTGGTTTGTGCCAAATAGTTCCTGGTATAATTTCCAATCTTTAGCGGGGCCTAAATTGGATATTCTACTTCGCTTAATGAATTTTACAATTTTATTTAAAAATTCCATACTGCAAAGATGAATATATTAATTTTATTAAGCAAATAAAAATTTTAGCCAATAATTAGGTTAAAATCTAAATTAATTTTATTTTTTGGGTCAATAGCTTCACCAATAGCCATGGCAGCCGCTACCATTCCATCTATCTTTTCATTTGACTTCCTTTTATCAAATTTTACAAGTCCTGTAGAGTTAATAATTAACGCCACATTGGATAGCATCCATTTCGCGACTGGATCACCATTGTGAAATATCTTTTTACCTGTTATCATTTTTTCAAATTCGCAAATAGGCGTATTCATCTCTGGAAAACTTTGAGGGAATGGCTTAACATTTACGCCTCTTTCCTGTAAGGAAATTACAACGTGAGTAGCTCTCCATGGGTCATAAGCTAAACTACGAATATTGTATTTTTGATATAATAGGTAAATATCATTAATAATAGCATCATTATCTACTATATTACCATTAGTTACCTTTATGCTTCCATTAAGTGCCCAATCTACGTATGGCACTCCGTCCCTTAAACTACGCTCCTTTACGTTTTCTTCAGGAATCCAATATTTCCACAATAAAAAAGCTGCCTTGCCGTCAAATTCTGGGAAAAACAAACAAAAAGCACTAATGTCAACCGTTTGGGCTAAATCCAAACCACCGAAGGCAGGACGTTTTAAAAAAAAGTCATCATTAACCTGCATTTCGCATTCGTTCCACATATTTTCATTTATCCACGTCGCATGAGTATTAGTCCAATAGTTTAAATTTTTAGTCATAAATCCTATTTGCTTTGCAGCTCCTTCATTTATGGCTTTTGTATATTGGTCTTGTAAATAACCCATTCCAATGGTGACATTCATGGAAGGGTTAGATTTTACCCAATTATCGCTATTTTGCCAATCATCTTCTTCATCTAAAGAAAATATTAATGGAAATACTGCATCATCATGTTTATGACCTTTAATAATATCTAAGCAAACTTTACGTAATTGATAACAAGGACTTTCTTTATTGAATCCAGCCGTCGTAGTTATTAAAATTAATGGCTGTGTTCTGGAACCTATACCCGATTCCATAATTTCCAAAATGGAACTATCCGGATGCGCGTGCATTTCGTCAATGATTGCCACGTGTGGATTCAAACCATCCAGTGTTTTAGCATCCGAAGATACTGGTACCATCTTTGAATTAGATTGAGTGCTATAAATTGAATGCGCTCTAACCTGTACCATTTTGTTAACGGCTGAACTATCTTTTTTAAGGTAGTCTAAAATTACCCTAGCGGCATCCCAGCATATACGAGCTTGATCTCTGGTAGTAGCAGCCGTGTAAATTTCAGCTCCTTTCTCCTGGTCAAGAATAAAACAAGCGACCGCAGTAAGGGCAGCCGTTTCAGTTTTTGCGTTTTTTCTTGATATTTCTAGGTAAACCTTCCTAAACCTACGTTTTTTATCAATTTTACGCTTCCATCCAAAAATCATAGCCCAAAAGAACTCCTGCCACGGCATAACATTCACATTCATGGCAGCGTATTCGCCTTTTGTCAATCTACACACCTTCATAAAGGAAATATAGGTTTCGGCTACCTTTTGGTCGTAATAGTAAGGATAATTACTATTTTCTGACTTCTTTAAATCGTCGTAGTGTCTTTGAATAGCTAATCTAGCGTATTCGCCTATCAATTCGTTTTCTAAATCAAACATTAGGCGTTTTTAATTAACTTCATAATCGGATCTTCTTCCTTCTTATCAGCCCTATTAAAGTATTCTAGCTTTAATCTTGCTTTAGGGTCTAGTCCAAACCTATCCGACATATCGTTATAAATCTCTACTGACTGCTTAAACATTGTCCACTCCGGACTAATTTGTTGTACACCATTAGGATAAACCACCACACCATCATTTTTTAAGATATTATTAGCTGCGTGTTGGATAACAGTTAATAACCTAGCTAGCATATTGATAGCAATTATATCCACGTTGTAACTAGCATCAGCAGATTCCAAATGTCTTTTAACCAATTCCACTGTATTTTGCTCCTCATTTGTCAATTCAAAAGGATTATGAGCAATAATTTGCTGCGGAGTGATTCTTTTAACCCGACTAGGTTTTAAAGTGCCCTGAAGTTCTTTTAATTTCTGTGTTTTCATTTCAATTAATTTTTTTCTTTATTATAGCCTTAATAATGTTCTCTTTACTTTGTGGAAGGTAATATCCGTCGATACTTGCTATTCTGCCCGGGGAGAAGCCTCTACCTTCCATATTGCTTTTAGTATTATGGCATTTTTTGCAAAGTGTAAATAGGTTTTGTTCGTCATAAGGGTGACCGCCTTGTAAAAGTCTTATAGCATGATCCGCTATTCCATTATTATTTCCATCGGAACAATCTGTAAAAATGCCTTTAGCTTCGCAAACTTCACAAATAGGTTTCCTAATTTTTTGTAAACTTCTAATTCGTTTCCATATTGCGGAGCCGTAAAATTTCTTATCATCCGATTCCTTGTAAGTATTTCGTTTTACAGGACTTTCAAAGCGTTTATAGCCTTTATTGTTCAAATTTGGCATATTACAAATATACATTATTTTTTTTTACACCACCCATCGGAAAAAATGGATTGATTCGCTCGTGTT